AACCGCATTAATAGAAAACCTTTAAACCTACAATTATGGAATTAATCTATCAAGGGAAACAACTCATACTGCACAAAAGAGCAGCTTGTCTATTAGAACTATTAAAGTCAGCACAAGCAAGACAAACGCTATTTGAGAAAGACTTAGCTAAATGGAGAAAAGGCACTTATGATGAGCCTATACGTTTAATGCAAAAGGAGGAGGACATTTTAATAAAAATAGCCAGAATGAATGAAGTGCAAAAGCGTATTTTAAAATCATATCATTTTTTAATCTTGGATTTGTACGAAATCACCGAAGATTTCATGCTACCAATTAACCTATTACACTTTTAACTATGACACCAAGACAGAAAGCAAAAGAATTGATTGAGAGGTTTAAACATGCAGATGAAGCATACTATCATGAATCATTTAAGGATTCTGACTTAGGGAAAATATGTGCATTGGTAGCAGTAGATGAACTTATAAATGAAGTTTATAATATTAGCCATCAATACACTGCTGTATATAATAATGAAACAAAATTCTATAATTATACAGATAGCAAAGAATTAAAGTTTTGGAAAGAAGTTAAACAAGAAATAACAAAATTATGAGTTACATAGACAATAAAAGCTATTATATCAAGATGAACCAGATTCTTGAATTAGAGAATGAGATGCTAAGAAAACAAATTAAAGAACTAAAACAAAAATTAAATGAACTACTGGACCCAACCTTTAATGAAGGAAAAATCGGGGCTAAAAGCCCAAATAGAGAAAGCGGAAATAATAATAGCTAAGGTTGCTACATTTTACGGAATGGCTAACAAAGATATTAGAGGCAAATGCCGCCAAAGGGAATTAGTTAAAGCCAGATGGATTGCCATGTACTTTATAAGGCAACAAACAGACTTTACCTTAAAGACCATTGGAGATATGTTTGGGCGAGACCATACTACTGTTATCCATGCTTTAGAAACAATAAAGGATATTATGTCTTTAAAGTACGAAACCGATTTAAAAGAGGATTTGATAAATATTAAAAGATTTATTTGATTTATTCACAAATTAGTTATACTTTTAATTATTAAATAACAAAAAACCTATACTATGCAAGAACTACAACAGATTAGACCGACCTATGAACTTATTAACAAAGATAGTCTTTTAAGCCTATCAAATGAGTTAGCAAGTCTTATCAAAGAGAAAAAACTTAGCACTAACATTCAAGGCAAACAATTTGTAAACGTTGAGGGCTGGGGTTACGCTGGAGCGGCAATTGGATTGATTCCAATTATTACCGAAGTAAAAGACCTAAGCAAAGAAAACGAAGTTAAATACTGGGCAACGTGCGAGGTGCGAAACATTACAACAAATCAAGTAGTATCAATTGGACACGCTATCTGCTCCAACAAAGAAAGAACCAAAAGAACGTTTGATGAGTACGCTATATGCTCAATGGCTCAAACAAGAGCAGAAGGCAAGGCTTATAGATTACTTTTAGGCTGGTTAATGAAAGCGGCTGGTTTTGAGGCCACTCCAGCAGAGGAGATGGACTTTAGCAAAGAACAAGCACCTTACATTAAGAAACACGATAGCAAAGACAATTTAGTAGTAGCTATTGATTTTTGTGAGAGTTTAACAGAGTTAAAACAACTTTACGAACTAAATATCACAATGATACAACAGAAACAGTTGAACGAATTATTTACCAACGCTAAAAAGAACCTATAATGAATACCTTAGTAATATTAGAAGGCTTAAGGGAAAATGTTAAGTTTTGGCAGTACAAGTTTGACACTTGCAAACCACACGAGGCAAGAGAAATGCAACAAAAAGTACTCGGTGCAAAGCAAGTATTAAAAGAGTTTAAAGTAAAATACATGCCACATTTATTAGTGCCACCAACACCACCAAAAAGAGAAATTTCAGTTAGAATGTCTGACTGGAGTGAAAACTTTGAGGAATATCAATTTTAACCAATAAAACAAACAAAATGAAAGTATTAAACATTTGCCAAGAGGACATTAAATGGAAGCCAGTACAAACTAAATCTGGTATTAAGCATTACGCTAATATCGCAGTAGATTATTTAAAAGAACCAGACGATAAAGGCAATACAGTTACCGTTTGGAATAATCAAACCCAAGACGAACGAGCAGAAAAAAAGAAAAAAGAGTATTGCGGCAGAGGCAAAGAATATAAATTTGATGCTAAAAAAGAGTACGCAAACACTAACAAACAAGAACAAGAAGATGCTGATAATATGCCATTTTAAACTTTAACAAAACTTTAACAACTATGAAAACCCAAAAAGAACAAATCAAAAAGTATCTATTAAGTAGAAAAACAATTACCCCTATCCAAGCCTTAAATAAATTTGGCTGCTTTAGATTAGCAGCGGTTATTTATAAGCTAAAGAATGAAGGCTTAAAAATTGTTACTGAAATGGAATACAATAAGAACAAACAATTTGCACGTTATAGGTTAGTTTAGTATATTTGCAACGGATGTAGGATATCCATTATTAAACTTATTGGCTCAAAGCTGAACCCTCAATCCTACTGGGGGGAATGCCGAGAGCCTTTTTATTTATGAAAAATAATAGTTACTATTTTAGCCACGATTACAATGCGGCTAATGATACTAAGATTTTGTTTCTTAGGCATCAATTAGGAATGGAAGGTTATGGAATTTATTGGTTTTTGATTGAGCAATTAGCCAATGCTGGAGGTAAATTACCTTTAGAATTAATCCCAGTTTTAACAATGCAAATGCAGTCTACGGATGTAAAAGTTAATGGGGTAGTACACAATTTTGGGCTATTTACGATAGAGCATGATGAGTTCTGGTCTGAACGTTTACAAGAGCATTTAGAACTAAGAAACAGATTAAGCGAAGGAGGTAAAAATGGGGCTGCTAATAGGTGGGCTAATAGGGGGGCTATTGGGGGGGCTAATGCAAAGGAAAGGAAAGAAAAGGAAATAAAAGGAAAGGAAATAAAAGAAAAAAAAGTAAAGGAAAGTAAAGTACTAACTCTTTTTAGTGAAAGTATTTATAATGATATAAAAATATTTGAGTCAAGTTTTTTGGGTACTCAATATGAAGGTGCTAATTTTACTTACTATCATGAAGTAATTAAAAATTGGTCAGATTCTACTGGGAACAAGAAAAGGGATTGGATTGCCACCGCAAAAAATTGGATGGCAAAAGATATGACAAAAGGAACTTTTATTGACAAAAATTATAAGCCAAATGCAAATAATCAAACAAAATCAAGAGTTAGCCACGCTACCGAAGAACAGTTTATCCAGACTGCTTTTAAACGCAATGGCGGTTGGTAGTACTGGCGAAGTACACAATCAAATGTGCCGATATAAAGAAAATGGAGAACCAAATCATTTATCGGTAATGCAAAACATACCTAAAGACCAAAGGTTACCCCAAATAGCTAAAATTTACGGAAACGATAAAATAGCAACTGTATTAGGTAAGCAAATAACCAGAACTCTTTTAAATTTTAATTTAAGAGTGGGAATGAATACAGAGCAGATTTATGATTTAAGTTTGGCTTTGATTGAAACGGCAGAGGAGGATAATTTAGCTATTGAGGACATTATGTTATTCTTAGATGGTTTGCCTAAGTTTAAATACGGCAAAGTTTACGACCGTATGGATATGCCTACATTTTTTGAGATGTTAGAAGTATATCGTGAACAAAGGCACCAAGCGTATGTTAATGCTAAAGAGGAGGCACACGCACAATTTAAATCAATGGGCGATACTAACAGAATGTCAAATGATACAGACAAAGAGGCTAATCGTAATGCAATGAATGAATATTTAAAAAACCAATATAAATAAATAATTGCCCAGCTTAAATTTATTAATTAACAAATGGGTGTTGGTTATGTAAACGGCTGGGCATTAAACTTTAAACTATGAAAAATTATGTAGATAGAGAAGTTCTTTTACAAGTTAAAAGAATTTATAGTCAAGATGAAGTAATTGCTGATTTGCATAGGCAACTTAGAGAAGCAAATTTTAAAATTGGTGTATTAGAAAGTGAAGTTGCTGAACTTGAAGATGAAAATAAAGTTCTTCGTAAAAATGGAGAAAGAAATAGACAAGATGAATATATAAAAAATTTAAAACAAGTAATAGAGCAAACATTAAAATCCAAGCAGAAATATAAAAGACTTAGTGAAGAATTAATGTATAAAAATGCAGATTTGAATTATAAACTACTTAACCAAAACAAATAACTATGAAATGGATTAAATTTTTCTTTATTAGTGTTCCTTTAGCACTACTTTTAATAACAACTGCAAACCTTTATTTTGAATTTAAACGATGGAGAAAATGATAGCAAGTGGAACTGAAAATGCAAGACCAATAAAAATGATTGACATAGAAACAAAAGATGTAACCATATTTAAAAGCATAGCTTATGCAGTTAGAACAACTAAAGTAAATGAGTACGCTTTAAGGCAAGGATTAAGCCCATTAAAAAAGAAGCGATTTGAGGTTAATGGTAGAACTGTTGTTTTTAGGTTACATAACCCCTAACTTTGCCATATGGCATTAATAACAATACCGAAACTAACCGCAAAGGCTCAAAAGGTATTTAACGCATACATAAGAAAACGAGATAGCCAAAATGGTTACTTTACTTGTATAAGTTGTTTAGAAACTAAAACTACTGACCAAATGGATGCTGGGCATTTTGTACCAGTTAAAAGGTCAAGTGCTTTAAGATTTGATGAGTACAACGTAAACGGAGAATGTAAAAGATGCAATGGATTTGATGAGTTTCATCTTATAGGTTACAGACGTAATCTTTGCGACAAGGTAGGAGAGGGAGTTGTATTGTATTTAGAAAGCCAATCAAGACTACTTAAAAAGTGGTCAAGACAAGAACTAAACGAAATCATAGAAAAATATGGCGAAGGCAAACAGTAACAACAAAGTAACTTTTGGTAAGCGTAAATGTGGCAAAGCTAAAAAAACATCTGGTCCAAAAGACAAACCAGTAAAACCATATAATAGACAAGGCAGATGCTAATATCACAAATCAAACCGAACCCAGAAAACCCAAGAATTATTAAAGACCATAAGTTTAAACAACTTGTTGAGTCTATTAAGTCCTTCCCCCAAATGTTGGAACTTAGACCCATTGTAATAGATGAAAACAATGTTGTACTTGGGGGCAACATGAGATTAAAAGCGTGTATTGAAGCTGGGCTAACAGATGTACCAGTTAAGATAGCAAATGGTTTAACACAAGAGCAAAAGAAAGAATTTATTATTAAGGATAACATATCATTTGGTGAGCATGATTGGGATTTGTTAGCTAACGAATGGGATATACAAAGTCTTGATGATTGGGGATTAGACATACCAGCTTTTGCTAATAACGATATGATTGATAAAGAAGCCAATGCAAAGAAAAGTAAGACTTGCCCTAATTGTGGTGTATCTTTGTAATTGATTAGAAATTGATTAGAGAATATGGCAAACGAACAAAATTTAATACCAGCTAAAAAAGGCGAAGTAAGAAACCCAAACGGAAAGCCTAAAGGAGTACTTAACTCAAAGACAAGATTACTTAGACTACTTGAATTAGTTACTAAGGTTAGAAACCCAGTAACTGGCGAGGAGGAGGAGTTTAGCATAGCAGAACAATTGGATATGCAGATAATAGCTAAGGCAAGAAAGGGCGACCTTAAAGCATATGAGATAATCTTAGATAGATTAGAGGGTAAGCCTAAGCAATCAACAGAGGTAGAAGTTAGCGGTGGAGTAAACATAACTTGGGAGGAGAAAAAAACTTATGTAGGAAATACTGGTAGCCTATAATGGAATTATCAATAAAACAAACCATAGCCTTAGATTTACTTGAAGATAAAACCACAAATGAGATTTTATTTGGCGGTGGTGCTGGTGGTGGAAAAACTGCTTTAGGTTGTTACTGGCAGTTAAAGCAAAGACTTAAATACCCAAACACAAGAGGTTTAATTGGTCGTGCCGTACTAAAGACACTTAAAGAAACTACATTAGTATCATTCTTTCAAGTGGCAAAGATGCAAGGATTAGAAGCTGGTAAGCATTATAAGTACAATGGGCAGATGAGCCAAATAGAATTATTTAACGGCTCGGTGATTCTACTTAAAGACCTTTACGCTTACCCAAGCGACCCAAACTTTGACGAGTTGGGTTCATTAGAGATTACAGATGCATTTATAGACGAGGCAAACCAGATAGAAGATAAGGCACGAAATATTATTAAGTCAAGAATAAGATACCAGCTTGATGAAAACGAACTAATCCCTAAAGTGCTTTACACTTGCAACCCAGCAAAGAACTGGACCTACTCGGAGTTTTACAAACCACAAGTAGACGGCACAATAGCAAAGAATAAACAGTTCATCCCATCGTTAATTGACGATAACCCATTTATCTCAAGGCACTATAAGGAAAACCTTTTGACCTTAGATACAGTATCAAAGGAGCGTTTGCTATTTGGTAACTGGGAATACTCTAATGACCCATCAATACTAATCGAATATGACAAAATACTTGATGCTTTTAATAGCGGCTATTTACCTACTGGTCCACACTATATTACTTGTGATGTTGCACGTTTTGGCTCTGATAGCACTGTCGTTGGCATTTGGGATGGGTTTCGTGTTAAACTTCATCAATACAATGGCAAGTCAATTGTTGAGGTTGCACAAATAATAAAACAATTTCAAGCAGAGTATCAAGTTCCAACTTCTCATATTGTTATTGATGAGGATGGGGTTGGCGGAGGATGCGTTGACCTTATAGCTGGTTGTAAAGGTTTTGTAAACAATAGTTCTCCATTAGAAAACCCTATAACAAGACAAAAAGAAAACTTTGATAATCTTAAATCACAATGTTACTACAAGTTAGCAGAGTACATTAACGATAACAAAATCTTTATTAATGCAAGTGGCACTACTAAAGAAAAGATAATACAAGAGTTAGAGCAAGTCAAACAAAAGTCAGTAGATAACGATGGGAAAAAAGGAGTAATGCCAAAGGATAAAGTAAAAGCCTTAATAGGTCGTTCTCCAGACTTTAGCGATTGTTTAGCAATGAGGATGATTTTCGAATACACTCCTAAATTCCAAGTAAGCGTATTCTAATATAAAATCTTTAACTTTGACTAAAATATACACAAATGGGATTATTTGACTTCTTGAAAACAAAACAGAAGCTAAACACTATTTTACCTAACATTCCTTTTAACGGACAAGTAGCAATACAACAAGGGATAGTAACGTGGCAAAGTGGCGATAATATTAGCTTTGTAAACGATGGTTACCAAGCGAACGATATAGTTTATTCAATTGTAAAGTTAATTACTGATAAAGCAAAAATAGCCCCATGGCATGTTTATAAGGTAGTAGATGAAGTTGCTGCTAAGAAATACAAGGCTTTAATGAGCCAACCAGATAAGATTGAGAACTGGAAAGAAGTACATAAGCTACACAGCAAAGCATTTGAAATATATAAGAACGATGCAAGATTAAATGAATTATTAAAATACCCTAATGAGCAAGATACTTGGGGTGATTTTATTGAGGCTTGGGCTGGTTTTAAATTAGTTACTGGTAATTCATTTGTGTACGCTAAGATGATAGAAGGTGGTAACAATAACGGCAAACCTTATGAGTTATACGTTTTACCAGCACAGTATATGTATATCATTGCAGACATTCAACAATTCCCTCCTACAATAGCTGGTTACCAATTAAACTATGGACCACTTTGGGACTTTAGCAAACAAGAAATTTTACAAGACAAATATTTTAACCCACAATGGAATACTACTGGCAATCAACTATATGGACAATCTCCTTTAATGGCTGCTGCGAAAAACTTGACTCGTTCGAACGAAGCCAAGACTGCAGCTGTTGCATCTTTCCAGAATGGCGGTCCAGCTGGAGTTCTTTTTATGAACGATGATAGATTTGACCCAATGAGTGGAAGCCAACAAGCACAAGCGTTAAAGAAGGCGGTTAGTGAGAAAGGCGGTGCAAGTAACTTTAACTCTATTGCAGTTAGTGGTTATAAAGTAGATTGGAAACAAATAGGATTAAGTCCGGTAGAACTTGACATTATTGAGAGTGAGAAGTGGGATATGAAAGCACTTTGCAATATTTACGGAGTACCGGCACAATTATTAAACGATAGCGAGAATAAGACTTACAACAACCAAAGAGAAGGCGAGAAGGCTTTGACTTTACGTTGTGCTTTGCCTTTACTTATTGGAATGCGTGATAATATCAATAGAAAGCTGCATAGTGATTGGGGTTATAGAGGTTCCAATATTTATGTTGATTTTGACGCATCTGTTTACGGAGAATTAGAAGCTAACAAGAGCGAACAAGTAGAATGGTTAGACAAGGCTTGGTGGATTGCTCCTAAGCAAAAGATGGATATTATGGGATTAGAAATTCCAGACTATATTCCAGAAGAAGAAATGGAG